TTATGCATATCTTCCCGCGCTTCGTGCAGGGCACTGTACCCGAACCAAGCCATGATTAACCCGAATGCCAGACCGAGGATGCAGGAGGGACTTCGACGCAATGCATTGATTGTGTCTTTTATTATCCCTCCCGTCTCCTCTATCACGGCTGCGGCTCCTCAACCGGCGGCTCTTCAACTGGCGGTTCTTCGGACGGTGGCTCTAGTTCGGACGGTGGCGTCCACGGTGCGTTCTGGCTCTCGTCCACTGGGGCAAGCTCCTCGAACACTTCCGTGTCGTTGCGTGGCCAGTACTTTTCATCCGTGTAATCGAATGGGATGGGAGACATAGCCTGCAAGGCGAAGGATGCTGCAAAGACCGGCTGGCGAACCTGTCCGGCTTTGATCAGGATGCTCTGCCACTCCATGGCCGTCACTTCCGTCGCGCCGGTATCCGTCATGATGCCAATCGGCGTATCCGGGTGGCCGGACATGATGAGCGCGTTGGCGATCTGGGTGACTTCGTTCCAGTTCTCCAAGTCCTCCTTGGAGGTCGCGATGTGGTGGCTACCGCGAGCATCCCCGAAGTCGTAGAGGAAGCCGCCAGCAAGGCGCTTGTTTCTCTCCACTGCGATATCGTTGGCAGTGGGCGGGGCTGGCTCATTGGACGAAGGTCCATCCGGTGCATCGACGTGGACATAACCCCATGCCCCATTGCGGAAGACGCGAGCGTTGCCTTTCATGGCAACCGGCGGTTCCAACAGGGTAGCGTTGGCTGGGATCAGCCAGTTATCCTCGTCCATGGGATCGGGGTCAGCAACGCCCATCCCCAAGAACTCTCCGGTATCCCTGTCATAGTGAAAGATATCCATGTCGTGTGCCTCTTAGTATTTGATGCAGACAAGTGCTGCATAGTTCTTTGGTCGAGTTTCGGCACCTGAGTTAGCCGCGATGGTTATGCCAGTGCCAGCGCCGTAGATACCAATACCAGTTCCCGCGCCGCCAATCCAGATGCCAGTGCCGGAAGCGCCAGTGTTCTCGGTCTGAATACCACTGCCTGAATTGTCATTGCCATATGACCCACCTCGCGGGGCCAAGTAAGTATGGCTGTGGCCGGGGTCACCGACGCCGTGCGCGTGGCCGGGGTCTGCGATGCTATGGGCGTGGCCGGGGTCGCTGAGTGGGTGGGTGTGCGGACCAGCCAAGTCAGCCTGCGCCGTACCGATGGCACGGGCGGCGTCAATGCCTCGTCCGTCGTCCCATGCACGGAGGAAGTACCCACGTAGGTCCGGCAGGGCGAAGGTCGAGGTGCCATCACCTACCCCGTACAGGGTGCCAATAGCGGCGAAGAGGTTGGCGTAGGTCGCTCGACTGAGAAGCGCGCCGTTGGCCTTGAGCCAGCCTGTGGGGGGCGCTGCCATGGCGAAATAGGACAGAGCGCCAACGTTGCTCGTGTCCAGCTTCCCGGTCGTGGTGTCCAGCGCCAAGCCATCACCAAGCGTGATTTCCTGCGCGGGGCCATCAGTGGCGGTGTATCTGCCTACCAGCTTCTTGGTCGCGAGCAGGAGGTTATGCTCGTCGTTCCAGTTGGACGGCCTGACGAGCGACGTGTCGGCACCGTCTACAAGGCCCGAGTTGAATTTGTGCTTTATGGAAAGTGTCATGTCAGACGGTCCTCAATATTTGATGCAGGCTAGTAGGGCGAAGTTTCGAGGGCGAGCTTCGGTGCCGCCGTTCGCGGATACAGAGATGCCAGTGCCAGCACCGTAGATGCCGATGCCGGTACCAGACCCGCCGGTCCAAATGCCCGTGCCAGCGGCGGCGGTCGCGCGGGCTGGGTCTGACGTTTGTGGCTTGGCTGCGCCACCCGCACCGCTACCGTTTGAAGCGATGTTGCCACTAAATCGTGTATCATAATAGGTATGAGCGTGACCGGGGTCACCGATACCGTGGGCGTGGCTTGGGTCAGAGATGCTGTGGGCGTGGCCGGGATCGGATATGCCGTGGACGTGCGATAGGTTCTGTCCAGCCTGTACCGAGCCAAGAGTACGGCTCGTATCAAGGCCGCGACCGTCGTCCAACGCACGGACGAACTCACCGCGAAGATCAGGCAGGTTGAAGGTGGTCGTCCCGTCGCCCGCGCCGTAGAATGTGCCAATAGAAGCGAACAGCTTGTCATACGTCGTGCGGGATACAGCGGCACCATTTGCTTTCAGCCATCCTGTCGGCGGCGTAGACGCTGCGAAGTATGCAACTTCAGAAACGTTGTTGGCGTCAATGGCTATCGTGTCAGTGTCCCACTTCAGGCCGTCACCGAGCCGCACCTCCTGTGCAGCGCCCGCTGTGGTGTCGTACCTGCCAAAAAGACGGCTAGCAGCCATCGTGATATTGTGTTCATCATTCCAGTTCGACGGACGCACAATAGTCGGATCAGTGCTATCCGGCTTTGGGTTCGTGAATTTGTGCTTAACTGAAATGGTCATCAAACATCCTCAATACTTAATGCAGGCTAGAAGGGCGACGTTGCGCGGGCGGGCTTCGTTACCGCCGTTCGCGGATACAGAGATACCAGTGCCAGCACCGTTGGTGGAGAAGTTGTGTGCGTGGTTGCCCAAATATTCTGTACGACTATCACCGCGCATAGCCGTGATCCAGACGACGTTTGCATAGCCGCCTACCTTACCCATACCATAACCCTGATTGCCATCGACAATACCCGTTGGAGAGCCGCCCGCTGCGTGGCTGTGGTCGCCAGCGCCAGCGGTAGAGCCAGAGTGGGCGTGGCCGGGATCGGATATGCCGTGTACGTGCGATAGGTTCTGCCCATCCTGTGCAGAGCCAAGGGCACGGCTTGTGTCAACGCCGCGACCGTCGTCCAAGGCACGAAGAAACTCGCCACGGAGGTCGGGTAGATTGAAGGTGGTAGAACCGTCACCAACGCCGTAGAGGGTGCCAACCGCTGCAAACAGCTTGGCGTACGTCGTACGGGATATGGTGGCACCATTAGCTTTCAGCCAGCCGGTAGGTGCGGTTGACGATGCGAAGTATGCGACTTCAGCTATGTTGTTGGTATCGATGGCATCGTTATCCCACCGCATTCCACTCCCAAGCCGTACCTCCTGCGCGGCTCCCGCTGTGACATCATACCTGCCAAAAAGACGGCTAGCGGCTAGTGTTAGGTCATGCTCATCATTCCAGTTCGACGGACGGACAATGGTCGTGTCGGTGCTATCCGGTTTTGGATTGGTAAACTTATGTTTAACCGAAATGGTCATCGAACACCTTAGTCAGCTACCACGAAGGTAATGAAGTCTTCCTTGATCTGCGCGAGGCTTGTGGTGATTGTGATATAGGCGTCGTAGGAAGTGCCAGAGACACCGCCGCTTACGTAGAATATCACCTGTAGCCCGCCAGTGTCCACTGTGTATCCATCCACGTAGAAGTCGTCGGCTGGATAGTTACCTTGCATGGTAACTCCCACGATTGTCTCTACAGTGCTTTGGTTCAGCCAGTCCGCATAGTCCACGACATAGCGCTTGCGGTCGGCAGGGTCTTTTCTGAATTTGCCAATTCTCATGTCTCATCTCTCCTGCCGCGCGTTTGGTCAACGTCTACCCGCTGTTGTTCATTGCGGATTGTAATCACTTGGTTCTCTGGATGGACGGTGACCAGAGAGTTGTCGAACTTCATAGTGACAATCTGGTTCTCTTGGGGCACCACAATATAGTCGGCATCCCCAGTTGTCCAGTATGTGGCGAACGTCCTGAAGTTGGCTATATCAGCGCCTTCGACCAGATCGAACGAGAAGCGCGCACCCGTCAGTACGTGGAAGGATGCGGTATCTTTGCCTTCCACGAGGTTGAACGAGGCAAGCGTTGTCGAGGTCGTATTGATGGCCGCAATGTCCGCGCCTTCGGTTAACGTGAAGTTAACATAGGTTCTGGATATTACGTTGAAGCTCGCGAGGTCCGCACCTTCGGTTACGTTCAAGCCCGTGAACGTTGTCGAGGTTATGTTGAAGACCGACTTGTCCGCGCCTTCCAGAGCGAAGATGCCGCCCTCGACGTGCGTCTGGAAAGCGTCGGACTGTGTGCCTGCGGACTGGAATGCGTCTTCCACACCGGTAACGGGGAGGGCGTCAACCCACTTCACGTCTACCCAGTAATAGCCGTTGTTGAACGAGCCATCCGGGTACTCTAGTTCGCCGGTGCCGTAGTGGAAGCCGCCATTGCCGATGCCACCCGCTGCACCCACGTCGAAGGTGTTTGGCAGGTACATGGAGTTGGCTGGCGTGTACAGCGAACTATCAAGGCCATGGGCGGTTGCCGGATACTTCTGGTTGGGGAAGCTAACAGCGGCATAGTAGTTCTGGGCCATGGGCACACCGCCAGTGACTGCCAGCGGTGTGGTAAGCTCGACTTCAACCCAGCCAGCCGCCCCTACAGGTTCGGCAACTGTGTCCTGTACATAGATCGGCGTCGAAATTCCAAATTCATAGAAGCCTATTTTACGGGTAGTCGCCGCATCGATAGACGTTTTCCAGAATGCGATGTGGGTGATGTAACCGGGGAGGAGCGGCGAGAAGGCCGTGGCTAGGGTTAGGTCTACGCCACCGTCACTGTTCTCCGACCCCGTGTAATCAGACGGGCCGTGGACTGTTATCCCTAGCGCTGTTGAAAGCCATTCTGAGGCCACGGTACGCTCCGATTAAGAGGACGGCGTGATCGTACCCACAGTCGCCTGAACGGACTGGCCCACGGTGATCGACACAGCATTGATGATTACGTCAGGATCAGTCCCGCCGGGACCAGAGCCAGCGGGGCCGACTGTGAGGCCGGACATGATGGTGATGTTCGAGCCACTGCGGATTTCCGCTTTGGCTGCATTGCCGGCACCCGTAGCGTTCACCGTGCGCGGCGCGCTTGTCATGGTCATGACGCCGTTGGTGTTGGAGAAGGACGGGTTCGCCAACGGCACGCTGGCCAGCACGCCTGTAGCGCCTGACAGGGCTGACGTGCCAATGACCAGAAGGCCAGCCGAGCCGATGGCGTCGATCACGACTTGGCTCCGCGCCGTGCGGATGGTGTTTGTGTAGACTACAGGCATTACCTTCTCCTGTTATTGAAAGATTGCGGGAACCGCCATGCCTGTGAGCCGTAGGTGTTCCCTGTCGCCTGCGCTTGCATAGCACGCGATGAACTTCCGTTGAACTTGTTGGCGTAGTAGGACGCGAGCGACACGTCGGTGTACGGCTTCTTCGGTTGAGCCATCATGTTCGACAGGATGCCCCACATGAGCGTCTGCCAGTACTTGCTGACGAGGTCAACCGGCACGATGGGGAACGCATCACGCGAGACTGGGTCGGAGACTGTGAGAGCGACCGTGCATACATAGTTGCCCGCTGCGGTGGATTGGTATGGGAATTGAATGATGCCGTTTTCGGTGTCGGTCATTGTGACATTGTAGACCGGCGCGCGGTCCTTGGTCACGGATATCAGGCGAACGATCTTGCCCGTGTACGGCAACACTTCAGTCGTAACGGTGTTGGCCGGAAGCGTGAAATCCAAGTCTTCAGTCCACACGTTGCTCTCTTCGAAGAACGTCTTGCAGACGGGGAACAACTCTTGGCGAATGGCTTGATCGACCGCGCCGGGGAGGTGTGGCCTGATCGTTTCCATGAGGCGGTCAAAGGGAGAAGCCATTGTTACCTCACGATGCAGTTTGGGTTAGCTGGGAGATGAACTTGGTGAGGAACGCACCCGCGCGGGCGTCGGTGGTGTCCTCTTGGTCCGAGAGCGTCACGTAGCCGCACATGTAGTAGACGAAGGCCATCTGGTAGCCACGAGGAGCCGGCACGATGGTTATGTCCAGCGGCTTGCCGGTCAGATCGGGCGTGGCTTCGTTGACGAAGATATCGGGACGAATGCGGTAGGCTTCATCGAACGCGAGGTCGAGGCCCTGCACAAAGTCTGCGTCCGCGTAGCGATACGGCGAGTTAACTCTGTCCTGAAGCTGGAAGCGAGCCGTGTTGATGTAGTCCTGAATGTATTTCACAGCATGCCCTCGTTTCGTTGGAAAGTAGCATAAAAGAAAGGCGGGCACAATTGGCCCGCCCCCTTTAGTTACCCTGTGAGGTAACCCTTACGCCTTGGTCACGATGGCCTGTGCGAGGGCGACACCGTCGATGACCTTCCAGCCATAGACCTGAAGACCACGCAGGATCGTACCGAAGGTCTGTTCAGAGCGCATGCTTTCAACATTGTTGATCTGCGATGCGAAGGTCAGACCGTGTGCGTGACCGGCGTAGACGGCGCTTTCGCCCGCTGCCAGACCGGCTGCAACACCCTGCGGAAGCAGGTTCGAGACGTATACGGTGAAGCGATCCACCATACCGATGCGGCCATTGCGGAGCATCGATACACTGTCGCCGGACAGGTAAGCCTGACGGAGTTCCGACTTCTTGATGTACGTGGACATCCAAGTCGGGATCAGGAGCCAGCGGCCCTGTTCCGGGATGTTCTGTTCATCAAGCGCCTGACCGAGACGGAGGATGACGTCGATAACGTCAACTTCGCCAACGGCAGCGTCGTCAGGGACAACGGCCAGCGGGCCGGTTGCGGTGACACCGAGGTTGATGTCGCCAGACACCTTGCCGGCAGTCGCGCCACGGTTCTTCACGTCGGCCTGATTGAGAAGGCCAGTCAGCACTTCCGTGTCGATGACGATCTTCATCTGTTCCGAAGCGTCGTCGGACCACATGGACATGTTGTTCAGGTCGGACTGAACTTCCATGACATCGTCAAGGATCGTGTTGAAGTACTTGCCCTTGTCGATCAACAGATCAACGAGGTTGCCCTTCGGACGCTCGAGTTCGAGCAGGCCGTCCGCGCGGTAGTCCTTGATGGTGATCGTGGGCTTCGTGCGGATGTGGACCGTGTCGCCGTGGTTCTTGATTTCACCGTCGTAGTCGGTGTTCGAGATGGCGGCGAGGACCGTTGCTGCGTAGAACTTTTCAATCAGCTTGCCAGACCAGATTTCGGGAATGAAACCTGCTGCTTTCAGGCCGTTACCGGTGGAACCGGTAGGGTAGATTGGAGGGGTGGTACCTGCTCCTGCGACGGGAAACGCCATTGTAATTCTCCGGGATAAAAGGAAAGGGTTTAGGTAACGCGCCCATCTCGCTCTGCTTCGAAGATCATGGCTTCAAGCCGGTTCTTCTCTGCATCGTTCCCCCGGTAATAGCCAGTATTGACCAGCCGGTAGAACTCCTTGATCTGGGAGCGTGTGATGGTTTCCTTTTCACCGGGAGGCGCGATTGCTGCCGGTGCCTTGGCTCTGCCGGGAGCCGCTAGGTCTGCAAGGGGGATTTTACCTTCCGAGGTAACTTCCGCCTTTCCTCCTGCGGGTGCCGCGACAGCCTCATCGTTAAGGAAGCCGTTGAAGAAGTTCAGCACCCGTTGGGCATCGCCCGCTGCGTGTGCCGCCCTCATCATGTCGATACGTATAGCATTGGAATATGGGTCGCGCAAGTTGACCCACGCAAGAAATTTCGGATCGCGATTGATTTTCTTCCAATCCGGCAGCTTGCTGTCCAGAATTTCGTTCAGCGTCATGGTCTGGGTTTGGTGAGCCGTGACAGCCGTTGTCTCCACCTTACCACCCAGTTCCTCGACCTGTCGGCGCAGAGCAAGGAGTTCCGGCATGATCTTTTCTTCAGCCGCGCGCGCAGATACGTCAATGAAATCTTCGCCATAAGCTTCGCGCTCTTCCGCCGTCAGCTTCTTGAAAGTATTCTCCGGGGTGCGTACCGGCTCTTCCTTCTTGCGCTGAAGTTCGCTGACCGTGCCGCGCATCAGGTTAAGCTCGTGGGTCAACTGGCGGATGGTGTCATCCTGCCGGTCGTAACGACCCTTCATTGCGTTGTATCGGTTCTCCCA